AGATAATAGTCAAATAGCAACAACAGTTACATTTACAGATGCAGGTAGAGTTTTCCAAATAGTATCAGGTTCTGCTGGTAAAGTAAATACTAGTATACAATCAGATGGTTTTACATTAAATTCGGGATCATATGGATTATTACTTCCAGATGTAGGTTTAGCTTTATTAAATGGAGCAGCTTTAGATGTTACTTCTTCTGCAGGTGGTATTAGTTTAAAAACAGGAAGGAATGCTAACACAGCAGATAATAATCCTGCTAAATTAATAGATGCTTTAAATCATGGAGGAGGATTTACAATTAATAATGAAGAAGTATTATCATCTGATTTTATATTTGTAAGAGCTAGAAATAATGAATTTAACTACTCAGAAAACCCTTCATTTATATCAGGATCTACAGGGGAATTAGTACAAAGTAGTTTTGTTGATAACCCTCAAACTTATATTACTACAGTAGGATTATACAACGATTCAAATGAATTATTAGCAGTAGCTAAATTATCAAGACCATTACCAAAAGATTTTACAAAAGAAATGTTGGTAAGAGTCAAACTTGATTTCTAAAATGAATGAGTGCGTTCAAACAATTAACAACCAAGGATGTTGTAATAACTCCATTTGAAGCCAGTAAAGATTGGGAAATTATTGGCAATGAGATTACTAGTTCTGATATTGGAATTGAAATATATCAAGGTGTAAATAGATTATCTACCACTTACCCTGGAGAAGTAGCATTAGATTATCAAGATACTGGGTATGTTTTTAAACAAAAGAAATCTTTAGTATATAATAGTGTTAAACAATTATATTATACTAACTATATTTCTTCTAGTATGGGAGATGATGTTCCTTTACCTCAAATTATACCGGGAGCTTCTCCTAGAGATTTAAGAACTTTTGGGGAATTTTATGCTCCTAGATATGATAATTATTTACAAACTACATTAACCCAATCAAGATTTTTCCCAACAGCCTCAGACAGTAAAATTTCTGTAATATCAATCCCTTCTACTTTATATGGAGAAATGATAATTCCTCAAACTTTTAGAGCTGAATATATTACACCCGCAGGTTCTCAATTTAATATTAAAGATGATGGGGAAGGAAATATATTAGTTAATAATAATTTAAGTGGTCAAATATTTTATTCTCATGGAATTATAACTTTTACTTCAGGTAGTTTTAAAACATTTTCTGAAGATTTAATAAATGAAAATAGTTTAGATAGAGTTAAAATTTATTTTTCTTCAAATATTTGTATTTATGAACATCAATATAAATGTGGCATAAGAGATAATGAATTTACATACTCTCAAAACCCATCTATATTATCAGGAAGTACAGATGATGTTTACTATGATTTTGCCACAGGTTCAGAATTTGTTCCTTATTTTACCACAGTTGGGTTATATAATGAAAATAATGATTTATTAGTAGTAGCTAAAATGTCACAACCTACACCAGTTTCTCAATTTACAGATACTACAATAGTAGTAAATTTTGATACATAATGTCTTGGATTAATACAAATGGAGAAATAATCTCTAATATATCAGATTTTCCTGATAATACCTTCGGATTTGTTTATAGAGTAGTACATAAACCTACAGGTAAAGCTTATATTGGTAAAAAAGTATTATATTTTCAAAGAAAAGTAAAATTAACTCAAAAAGATCTTAAAATGTATGAGGGTGTAGTAGGTAGAAAACCTTCATATAAATTAGCTATAAAAGAGTCAAACTGGAAAGATTATTGGGGTTCAAATAAACTACTTAAAGAAGTAATGGATTTAGAACCTATAGAAAATTTTGAGCGTCATATTATTAAAACAGCACCAAATAAAAAGTTATTAACATATTATGAAACAAAATATCAATTTATATATCAAGTATTAGAAAACCCAGATGAATATTTTAATGATAATATTCTTGGAAAGTTCTTTACAAAAGACTTTGATGGGTAAAATAACTTTCATACATTATATTATATGATAAATGAACTGCTAGTTAATCTAGTAAATAAAGTTTTAGGAACAGGCAAACGGACTGCACGTGGTAATCAAGCCCACCATTGTCCTTTCTGTAACCATCATAAAAAGAAACTAGAGATAAATTTTTCTCAACATAAAAAAGGTTTAAATCCTTGGCATTGTTGGGTATGTAATAAAAAAGGAAATAGGATATCTACTTTATTTAAAAAAGTAAAAGCATCACCTGAAAATTATCAAAAATTAACTAAATTAATAGGTGAAGAAAAAGAATATAAAAAAGAAGAAACATTTAAAGTTTTAAAACTCCCAAAAGAATTTACATCTATCATTAACAATACTGACATATCAGCTCGTCATGCTTTATCTTATTTAAAACGTAGAGGATTAACTATAAATGATATTAAAAAATATAATATAGGGTTTTGTCCCAATGGTTCATATGCTAATATGGTTATTATACCTTCATATGATGAAAATGGTGAATTAAATTATTTTACAGGTAGATCATATCAAAAAGACCCATACATTAAATATAGAAATCCCGATTGTTCTAGAGATATAATACCATTTGAATTATTTATAAATTGGGATTTACCATTAGTATTATGTGAAGGTCCATTTGATGCTATGGCAATAAAACGAAACGTTATACCTTTATTAGGTAAAAATATCCAATCAAAACTACTTAAAAAAATTATAACCTCCTCAGTTAAAAAAATATACATAGCATTAGATACAGATGCTAAAAAACAAGCACTTAATTTTGCAGAAAAATTTTTAAACGAAGGAAAAGAAGTATACTTTGTTGAATTAGAAGGAAAGGATCCAAGTGATTTAGGCTTTGCCCACTTCACCAATTTAATTCAAAACACTTATCCAATGAGTTATTCTGACTTAATGGAAAAGAAAATCTCATTAATATGAGTAAAAGAAATGTAAAGAAAAAATACAATAGGATATTAGAGATATCTGAAGATCATAAACAAATTACACTACCAGATTCTAGATATTATAGAAGAAATGGTAAGTATTATCCATCTATTACATATGTTTTATCGCATTATCCAAAAGGTAAACATTTTCAAGACTGGCTTAAAAAAGTAGGATATAGTGCTGATTACATAGTTAAAAAAGCATCTGAGGAAGGTACTCAAGTACATGAAATGTGTGAAGATTATTTAAATGGTAAAGAATTAAATTTTTTATCATCAAATGGTAATCCTCAATATGACCCAGATATATGGCAAATGTTTTTAAGATTTGTTGATTTTTGGGAAACATATAATCCAACACTACTAGAAGCAGAAGTACATCTATTCTCAGATGAACTTAAAGTAGCAGGTACCTGCGATTTAGTATGTGAAATAGACGATGAACTATGGATTATAGATTTTAAAACATCAAACCATTTACAAACAACTTACGATTTGCAGACCGCTGTTTATGCCAAATGTTACGAAGAGTGTTTTGGTAAAAAAATAGATAGACTAGGAGTTCTATGGTTAAAATCATCCAAACGTGGACCTAAAGAAGGTAAAATTCAAGGTAAAGGTTGGGAAATGTACGAGTCAAAACGTACACAAGATGAAAACATAGATATATTTTTAACAGTTAAAAAACTATTTGATCTAGAAAACCCAAGACACTCACCCGTATTTACAGAATTCAGAACGCAAGTGAAGAAAAAAGACTAATATTTATATTATATGATTAAATTAGTTGATTTGTTAAAAGAAGTTCAAGGTAAACCTAAGGCAATACTTTTAGCTGGAGCCCCTGGAGCAGGAAAAGGTTCCATTCTAAAAGATTTGGATTTATCTAGTTTAAAAACTCTTAATCTAGATGATACAATAGCAGCATTATCTAAAATAGACGGATTTACATTAAATCAAAAGGCAGCAGATGCTGAAGATAGAAGTAAGTTTATGAAAGCAATGCAAGCTGCAACTAAAAAACTTAAAGGTGAACAAATACCTCAAACTATAACAGATCGCGAATCTTTTATATTAGATGGCACATCTGCATCCAAGAATCAAACAATTAAACTACTAGATCAGCTAAAACAAGCAGGGTATGACGTTCTCATGCTTTATGTTTATACTGACTTAGAAACATCATTAAAACGCAACCAAAATAGATTTGAAAAATCAGGTGGAGAAGACAGAAGTTTAATGCCTGGTGCAGTATTAAGCACATGGAAAGATGTAACTAAGAACTTTGATTTATATAAAAGTATGTTTAATAATTTTGTTTCTGTAGCAAACACAGGAGATTCTGAAACAATGAAAGATATAAGAAATATTTTAAAAACCTATATAGAACCATTCAATGTTAAAGATGGTAAACCAAAAACAGAAAAAGAAGAAGCTAGAAGTAAAGC